GGATTTACAGAAGAAGAATATGACTTTCTGGTCAAGATAGGCCAGATTACCGACAAGCCAGCAGCGGTTAAAAAACCAGCGGCTAGAAAAGATGAGGACAACGAATAATGGCAATCTATTTAAGCAATGGCGTTGTTGTTACTCTGAACAGCGTGGATCTAAGCAATCACGTAACAGCCGTAACAATTAACCGCTCATTTGATGAGCTTGAAGTAACAGCTATGGGCGATACCGCACATAAGTTTGCAAAGGGCCTAGAGGCTAGCACTATCACTATTGACTTCTTAAATGACACAGCAGCAAGCAACGTTAACGCAACGCTGCAAGCCGCATGGGGTACTACTGTAAACCTAACACTAAAGCAGACTTCTGCAGTAATTAGCGCAACTAACCCAGAGTATCAAACCACAGTACTTGTAAATAACACACAGGATGTAAACGGCGCAGTAGGCGATATATCAAGCCAGTCCATTACATTTACCTGCCAAAGTGTTATCGTAGTAGATACCACACCATAAGGAGTAGTAATGGCAAAGCTAAAGATTACAAGGGCTAACGGGGAAGTATCTGAACATAAGATAAGCCCGGGAGTTGAGTACGCATTTGAATTACGCTATCAGGCAGGGATTAGTAAAGTCCTACGTGATCACGAACGGCAGACTGAGATTTACTTCTTAGCGCATGAGTGCTTACGTAGGGCTAACGTAACTGTACCCATATTTGGTGCAGAGTTTATAGACAGCTTAGAAACTGTCGAGGTATTAGACGAAGAAAAAAAATAATACAGCGTGATTCTACGCTCTATGCGATAGCAAGTTTGTCTGTAGAGCTAGGGATCGCGCCTAATGAGTTTATAAATATGGACTCAGAGATGCTACGAGCAATCGTGCAGGTACTTAGCGATAGAGCAAAGGAGATCAAAAATGCCAGCAGTCGAGGTCGTAGGCGTTAAAGATGTCCTTAAAGGTCTAGAGTTTATTGACGAAGATATGCGCCAAAGGATTAGGACTGCTATAGATCCTTTAATGCGTGGAGTAGCAAATAAGGCACGAGGATTTGTGCCAGATAACGGCAGCGTATTATCAGGCTGGAGTAAACCAAGTAACCCAGCAATTAACTTCAAGCCATTTCCAAAATATGATGCCAGCACTGTTAAGTCTGGTATTGGGTATAACGCAGGTGAAAATCAAACATTTAGAAACGGATTTAAGATAAGCAACTACGTATATAACGTAAGCGCAGCTGGTCGCATATATGAGACTGCAGGTCGCAATAACCCACAAGGTCGTGCGCCATTTCAACAGATAAATCCTGGCACACCTAACTCACCAGTTGGTGCAGTGCAAGGATTTGAAGGCACGAAAAGAGCTAGAGAATATACTTATAATAAATCTACCAAAGAATACTCATCTAACAATCCGTTTGCAGGTTACCAGTTTGTAACATCTATGCCAGGACTTACATCACAGCCTAGAATTAAAGGCGTACGAGGCGGCACTGGTAAAAAGACAAAGGGCAGACTTATATTCAAGGCGTGGTCTCAGGATAGTTCTAAAGTTTACGATGCAATACTGCAAGCAATAAATTCTACAGCTATACAATTTAACAAATCTACAGAGATTAAGAAGGCAGCCTAATGGCCAATGTAGTCGTCTCGGCTATTGCTACCTTTAATGGCAAGGCACTTAAAAAAGGTCAGAAGGATATATCTGCCTTTGATAAGCAAGCGCAAAAACTAGGCAAAACTTTTACACGTGTCTTTGCTACTACAGCAATAGTGGCATTTAGTAAGAAGGCCATAAACGCATTTGCAGCTGATGAGAAGGCCGCTAAATCACTCGCAGTACAGCTAGAAAACACAGGCAACGCATTTAGAGTAAATGAAGTTGAGTCCTATATTGCAGGTCTGCAGAGTTTATATGGCGTGTTAGATGACCAGTTACGCCCAGCATTTCAAACTTTATTAAACGCTACTGGATCAGTAACTCTTAGCCAGCAAGCATTAGAGACTGCATTAAACGTAAGTGCCGGCACAGGTAAAGATTTAGCTAGCGTAGTAGCGGCTATTGCTAAAGGCGCATCAGGCACTACAACAGCGTTAGCAAGATTAGGCACAGGATTAGACAAGGCCACAATAGCTAGTGGCGATATGAATAAGATAATGGCAGCTTTAGATACTAAGTTTGCTGGGCAAGCACAAGCAAGATTAACTACCTATGCAGGCAAAATGGATCTATTAAAAGTAGCTGCTGCTGATGCTACAGAAATTATAGGTAAGGGTTTAATAGATGCTATAAGTGCCATAGGTAAAGATAATTCAATAGATCAAGCCGCTAATTCTATGAACAACTTTGCAGTTGCTATTGCTAATACCGCTAAAGGTATGGGTGAGTTAATTGGTCAAATTAAAAGAATGCTAGACAGCGATGTAGGCAAGTTTTTACTAGGTGTGACAGCTTTACTTACACTTGGTAAAAAACAATTAATAGTAGGTGCTGCAGGACTGATTGCTTATGATATAGGCAAGACACAGAAACCATCATCTAACTTTACATTTGGGTCAGGTAACCCACTACAAAGAGCAGAAACTAAAGCGATAAAGGATTCTGTTTATTATCGTAAACAAGAAAATGCTGCACTCAAAGCAAAGACTGCTGTAGATGCATTACGAGATAAGTTTGACCTAGAGCGCATAGGACTTACAGCTGCACTAAACGCTGCAACTGATGAAGAGACTAAGTTACGCCTTAAAGCACAATTAGCCATACTAGACAATAACGAGGCTTTGGCTAAAAAGTTATTAGCAGAGATGGAAGGCACTAAAGCCACAGTAGTATTAACGACACAATTTTATGCGTTAAGTGAAGCTGCTAAAGCATTATTAACTAGCTTTGGCGTTGACCCATCACAAGTAGGCCCAGGCGGTACTATTTTAGGCGGTGCAAGTGGGCGTGTAGGTAACCTTGCTAATGCAGCTATAAATAACCCTAGTTTTGCTAGTAGCGGTGCAGGTATGGATCTAGGTTTAGCACTTGGATTTACGCCGGGCAGTAGGACTGCTAGTGCTGCACCACAGGAAATTGTAGTAACAGTTAACACTGCTAATGCAGGTGATAGATTAAGTCAAGCCATAGCAGAATCTATACAAATTGCTACAAAGAATGGATATAGCACAGTGCCGGCAGGTCAGGGCTTCTAATGCCAATACCTGTAGTAACCGCTTTAATTAACTTTAGTACTGGCCCAGCCTTTGCTCAGACAATGATTTTAGATACGGGCATACTAGACACAAACGTATTAGGTGATGCAACAGCTGTAATTGTAGATGTGTCTAATCAGGTTAATCGCATAGAGACTAACCGAGGCCGTACTGCATTATCAGATGCATTCCAGACAGGCGCACTTACCTTACGCATAGTAGATCAGAATGGCGATTTTAATCCGCAGAATGTTACTGGCCCATATTACAATTTATTAACACCCATGAAAAAGGTGCAGATTAGCGCAACCTACTCATCAGTAACATACCCAATATTTCAAGGTTTTATTACAAGCTACGTTACTACATACCCAGGTGAATCTGGTGAAGATGTAGCCATTACGACTATACAAGCCGTAGATGCGCTTAGATTAGCGCAGGTAGCACAGATCAGCACAGTTACAGATTCAGGTGCTGGACAATTGAGTGGCACACGTGTAAATAAATTGTTGGATGCTATTTCATGGCCAGCGACTATGCGTGATGTAGATGCAGGTCTTACTACTATGCAGGCAGATCCCGGCACTAATCGCACAGCACTGCAAGCCCTAACTACTGTAGCCACGTCAGAGTATGGCGCACTGTATGTAGATGCTAGTGGCTCGTTTGTATTCCAAGATAGAAACGTAACAGCAGGATCTATTGCAGGCACACCTACAGTTTTTGCAGATAATGGCACAGGCATAGATTACTTTGATGCCAGTTGGATTCTTAACGATGTGCTTATATTTAACAAAGCCACAATTACTAGGACAGGTGGCACAGCGCAGGTAGCATCAAATCAAGACAGCATAGACAAGTATTTTCTACACAGCTATTTTTTAGACAATCTACTCATGCAGACAGATGCCGTAGCCTTAGATTACGCACAGGCTTATGTGGCTAGTAGAGCTGAGACAGAGATTCGAGTAGATTCCATAGTCCTAGACCTATACACAAACAATTACAATAGCGGCATTATTGCAGCCCTAGACCTAGACTTTTTTGATCCAATAAAGGTAATTACTACTCAACCAGGTGGATCTACCTTAGAGAAAACATTACAGATTTTCGGTGTACGCATGAATATATCACCGAATAGTTGGCGCACTACGTTCACGACATTAGAGCCAGTCATAGACGCATTTATCCTAAATGATACGATTTATGGCACTTTAGACTATAATGTCCTAAGTTACTAAGGGGTATCATGGCAAAACAAACGTTTACGACTGG